CCAAGCGTCATTCATCTGCTTCACGGCTGACTCAACAAAGGTGTCTAGGTCCTTGTCAGTCATGCTGATGTTGTATTTTGTAAGTTCAGCTCGGACTTTATCACGAGCTTGCTCCAGCTTTTCATCGCCTTTGTAGCCTGTTTCAGCTGCTACCTGCTCCACAGCATGGACCGCATTTTTAGCTAGGATTTCAGCGATTTTTACCGCTTTTTCTCCGCCTTTTCGTAAAAGATAATCTTTTACTGCTTTTACGATACTGCCTGTTGCCACTGCTAAAAAGCCTGTAGCAAATGCAATAATGATTTCGTTAAATTGTGACATGTGTTATTCTCCTTTGTTTTTGTCGTCATCGTTCTCAAGCAATCGTTGAAATGCTTTCAAGATTGGCTGAAAAAGAATGACATTTCCTTTTAATTTGCGATAATTTTCAACGAGCGATTGAAATGTGAATGCGATGTACCCGAGATAAATAGAGTACAAGAATGCGAAGCCTGTCTTCTCGGGCAATAGGACAGACATTGGAATAAGGATCATCAATAAGAGAACCCCTAAAATCTTTCGAAGTAGCCCGTTGATACCAATTTTACTCTTGTATTCAATATCAGGATTGACAATCGCAGCAATAGTTCCTGTCACAAAATCAATAATTTCCATTGAAACAATTAGAGCTAGAGCATACAATACCAAACCATCTTCTGTTTGGATGAGGCTTCTAAAAAAATTGAAAAATTCAATATGCATATCCACCTCCTACTCTTTAGGTTCTACCGTTGGATCCGTCCAGTCAGGATTGCCCTCTTCATCAAATTTCATGATGTAGAACTCCTGATTAAACAAATCTGTTACGTTGATTGTTGTGGTTGTCCCACCCCACTGGTTGAACGCCCAAACGGTTTCAACATCCTTGAATTGGCGACGACCATTTACAATCACAGGACGTTTTTGAACATCACGATACATATAGAAGTCATTGCTTGCATTCTTGCAACGAATGAACTCTCCGTTTTCTTTCATGTAGCGCAAAGCGGTCGCAAGATCAAATGGTTCTGTGATTTTTGTAAGGTCTAGCAAGTTATCTGTGTTTTGAATTGTTTCTGCCATGTCTATTCTCCTTTGTCTGCTGGTTTAGTTTGTTCATCAAGCAGAGCTTCCAGCTCCTCCACTCGTGCTTGAAGTCTTTGATTCTCTACTTCTTTTTCTCTTAGTTGAATCTTCAACAGATTATGTCTGAGCATTAATGTCTTTGAATCAACTAACATGTCATCAAGTGTCATGCTTAGGACTTGGTTAAGCTGTTCTTCGTTCATTTTCTAAATTCTCCAATCTGTGTGTTAGTTTTCTATTTTCAAGAGCAAGCTCCTGAATTGCTTTTAGTGCGATATTTAATAATCTAAAATCATCTAATGCTAAAGTTTCACCTTTCTTATAGACCAGTGAACTATCTATTTTTTCTACATCTTGTGCAATCAATCCGACATTTGTATAAGGTTTCTTATAGCCAAATTTATCAGTCTTCCAATCAAATTCTTTAAACATCAATTTTTGTACAAAATCTAACGCATTATAATGCGTATCACCAATGTTAGTCTTTAAATTTTTGTCAGATGTAGACCCATCAACACTAATCCACCATGTTCCACTTTTACCAGTCCCATCGTCGACATAAAGCTGGTTACTTCGAGGATCCCAGCCAATAAATCGAATAGGATATAGATTTCGAATAGGATTTTGATATTCAAAATTCGATATGATAGGAACTCCAGAAACAGGAGAACCATTATGCAGATTACAAAGTGACACACGCCCCTTGACGGTAAGCAGTATATCTTCTGTATTGTCTCCAATAATGTTTCCACCATTCCAATTTGGAGAATTGTAAATAAACATTCCTTTAGGGATTCGTCCAAGCTCTCGACCTAATAATTGAACACCAACTCCCTTGCTCGCACTATAGGTCTCAGGGACGTTGATTTGAAGGCCACCTTCTTGAGTAGGTCTCAAGAATCCATTATCACCAATAGTCATTCGACTATTACCTGTTATCGTGGTCCCGTTGATTTCAGTACCTCGAATAGTCCCGCCGTAAATCCTGTCTCCCTTAAGAGTACCTGTCACGATTTGAGAAGCATCTATCGTTACAGCTTTCAAGGCATTTACAAACGCTCTACTTGCTACCAATTTGTTAGTGATATGCTCGTTTGAGACCATTCTATTAGCAAGAGCTTCGTTAAATACCAACTTATCTGCCGTGATAGAATTCGTTCGTATAACATCCGCATTGAGAGTCGCGAACGTACCTTCACCAACAAATAATCGCTTGAAATAACCGTCAATTGCAGTTAATTTATCAGCCAGAGTATTCCCCTCAAGTCTGATAGTCTCTGCTTTAATTCCTGCATTTCGACCTGCTAGATTAAAACCAGCTATGATTTCGTTGACGCTGTTCTTATTATGAACTCCCCACGAACCGGCTAGTTGGCTTTGAACTGTTTTCAGGTTCTCGTTTTTGGAAACTTCAACCTGGAACAGCTGATTGGTTAAGGCCATGCGAGCGACCTTGTTAGAGATGTCATTTTCATTGCTACCAATAATACGCTCATAAAGCTGACTAGTTTCTTTAACATGCTGGAAGTCCGTCTGATTAGCCTTACCAGCAATCAATGAAGTGATATCTGCGAACCTACCATCTACTGATTTTTTGTAGTTAGCAATCCGAGTGGTAATCGAACCATTTTGTGGATTCGTGATAGCTTCGAATTTGTTCTCAATAGCTCTTACAGTTTCCTGATAAGTCGCTTTGCCTACGTAGTCCTTCGCAACTAGCTCACGTACAGCCGTCGCTTGTTTTGCGCTTTCCTCACGAGTGTAACGCTGTAAAGCTTCCTGTCGCTGACTATCATTTTTTACGTATTCTTGCACAGTTGATAATTCTGTACGTAACTTCCCGGCTTCAGCTGTGACCAGAGTCTTATCTGCTTTATCCTTGGTTGAGTTCAGGATTTCCTGACGAATAGAGCTAGCCTGCACTTCAAATTCAGCCTGACTCAATTTCTGATCCAGCTTGTTCTGTGTGTCTGTCTCAAGACTCTTCACAGACTGCCTGATATTCTCAGCAGTCACGTTGAGTACGCTGATATCTGCCTTGGTTCTGAGACCTTCAGTCAGACGGCTCACACCAGCATCAAGTGCATCAGCGCGCTGTTTAAAGTTGGATTCGACTATAGAGATACGCTCTTCTTGATCTTCAGGGGCTGGACTCCAGTCAGTAGGGATAGTACCGTATTCAATTTTAATCTTAGTCTTTATCGTATCTCCTATTTTGAAACTTGTACCACCACAGCCAAAACAAAGAGATATGAAAGCGACTCCTTCCAAATCTTCCGAAGAAATTATAAAAGAACTTTTTTTGTATCTTTTATAAGCTTTTATGGATTTTTTATCCTTATCAAAAAAAGAAATAAAATTTCTGATAAAAAGAGGATTCGAGATAGTTACATAGATTTGTTTTTCTTCTAAAACAGGAATCAAAATACCATCTCTATCATTTGCTTGCTTTGGAGGAGATGCGGCTATGCCTACATAAGGGTCTGTTCCTGTTGCTCTGAAGGATATTTCACCAGAAAAAGCGTCTAATTCTAAATCGGTTAAATGACTACTGCTAGCAATCCTGTAGTTCTTACTCAAAGCGTATAGGTTCCTACCACCAACTTTAACACTCGCTATCTTACTAGCCAGCTCCTCGGCTGTCTGTGTGAGTTCTGACTTGCTGGCTTTACCATTGGCCAAGTTGGTCAGCTCTGAAAGCCTGCGAGTCGTTGTCTCCTCATACGTAGCTTGCGCTGACTTCACACCAACCAGTTCCTTCTTGGTCTGGATAAGTGCTTCAACCTGCTTGGCAATCTCAGCTGTAACCTGTTCCTGCTTCGGTCGAATATCGTTCGCGATGGTTCGCTTCAGGGAGTCCAACTCACCCGATAGAGCCGTTTGAGCGCTTGTAGCCTGTCTCTTAAACTCTTCAAGTCTAGCAACAGAATCCAAACCAATCCGCTTGGCTTCTTGAGCGAGTAGACTGCTTGCGCCAGCGTTTCGTAAGGCTTCTTCAGACCTGCGTTTGGCTTCTTGTAGAGGGCCACTGTTAAAACTGCTAAAGCGCTGGTCGATAGTGTCAGAGAGTTGTCTCTTGACTTCTTCGGCTCTGGCTTTGGCAGCATTGAGACCGTCTGTGAATTGATTGACCAACTCTTCTTTCTGCCTATCAAATGCAAGATCAGCATTCTTGAGTTCTCTGGCTAACTGCCTTTCAAAATCATCTTGAAGTTGTTGGGCTTCACCCTTGACGGCATCACTCACTGCGTTGCCAATTGCATTCGCAAGACCTGACTTGAACTGCCCAAAACCAATTGTATTCAATTTTTTGCCCATTGGTGAGTAAGTGTACTTAGTAATCTTCTTGCGCACATCCAGATTGTAGACCTCATGAAACAGACTCACAATATCAAACATCTGAACGGGCACGTCACTCTGTCCGACAACCTCAATCTCAAGGCTATCTTCCATCATGTCGCAGAGCGAGGTCCTAAAATACTGCTCACCATACTTGCGAAGGCTGGCTTCATCCTTCACGTCCTGATCATTAACCTCAATCACATCTTCATAGATTTGACTGTACTTGTTAATGAGTGGACTATCAATCGTAACCGTGAACGTGCGATCAGGTGCTTTCTCTCCCTCAGCCTTGACCGTCGCGATGAAAGTAATCCGAGTTTTCAGAGATTTAGTAGAGGTCTTGTGCTGATAGCTAGAGAGGTTTTTCTTGTACATAAAAAGCGATTCATTTTCTGAACCGCCTTTTTTCAAAAGTCTAACCTGGTAACCATGACGAACAAGGTCCCCACCCCATTGACCTATGATCGAGTGCTTATCTTTCGCGAATGCTTCCATAGCATTCTTGGAGTCGATATTAAAGGTGTGTCTATCTTCAATATCAGAGAAGAATGAGAACGGATTATCACGAGTGATGCTTCCAGCGAAGCGACTCAAGGCAGTCGAGCCAGTCTGTCTATCCAAAGAGATTGGATTGACCACATAGTTATTCAAGAGTGTGAATACTTGGTTGGCATAGACTTGAATATAGCCGTGCTTCTTCTCAACCTCAAAAATGACAAAATCCTGCTCACCGTG